ATGCAAAGATAAACCCATCAACTAAACCACCAATTACAAAACCTACAATATCACCTATAAGATTTCCAATAAAACTTATTACCGATATTACAGGTTGTAATGTTTTTATTATTTTTGGTGCTAATTCTTCAAATTTTTCACCAATAGGTCTAATAGCTTCAGATACTCTTGTAATTGGTTGCATCATTGCAACACTAAATGCTTTAAATACTGCGAATAGGGGCTTTAAAACTGCTCCCAAAATTCCAAAGGTAACTCTAAATACAGTACCTAATATACTGAATACAGGCATTAATTGAGCATTTACTATATCTACTAAATCATTGAAGAGAGGTAGAAGTAGTGTTGCTAATGGTGCGAACATATCACCAATACCTTTACCCATCATACCCATTGAATCACTAAGTTTATCTGCTTCAGATTGCATACTCTTTTGTTGTCCTAATCGTTTAGCTTCCTTTGCAAGTTGACTATCCGTTATATTTTCTATTGACATTCCAGAATCCATTAATGAATTTGCTGCAGCCAATCTTTCATCATCAATACCTTTAAATTTCTTAGCTATTTGTTGTTGTTTAATCAAACTCTTTAAATCCATACCAGTGGCTTTAGATAAAGCCTTCTTTTGGTACATATTCATTTTGTTGATATCACCTAACTTACCCACTTCGGCATTTACAGCTTTTTGCATACCTATCATATCACCTTCAAACGCTAAAGCTCTTGCTTTATTGAAGTTAACACGTGTACCTAACATAGCACCTAATTCTAATTCTTTGGTAATAGATGATTCGAAATCTAATAAACCTTCAGCTACTTTAGTGGTTTCACCAATAGATGTTCCCATTTTCCTAGCCTCAATTGCAGCTTTTGCTAATGCTTTTGTAGAACCTTGAAAGAACATCATTCCAGCTTCAGCATTTTCTGCAATATCTTGCATAACTGCAGCAGGTGCAACTCCGGCAGCTTCTGCGGCTGCTATTGTTGTCTGAATCATACTTTGTGCCGTTGCCGCTGATGCACCAGACATTAATTGGAATGTATCATTTACTTTTGCTTGAGTAGAAGCTGATACACCAAAACTCTTTTCCATTGCAACCATAGATGTTAATACACCCTTAGTAGCCATAGAAGTTCCCTTCATCTCATTGGAGAATGCCGCAGCGGCACCAGCAACATCAGATGCAGATACACCCAATCCCGCCATTTCCATAGAAATGTTTTCAATGTTTTTCTTTAAATCACCAGTTTGTGAGTTTAGTAGACCTGTTGAATTTCTAAATTCTTTTGCAGCTGCATCTAATTCTTTAAATCTCTTTAAACCAAGACCAAATACTTTATATATTAGATAACCAATACCAACTACCGCCATTAATGTACCAGCTAATGCCGTACTTATCCCTAATGTACCAGATAATGCTTTTGTAGCTCCATTTACACCACCAGTTATACCTTTTTTAAACGAACCTGCCATTCCCTCACCATTAGCAAGAGCTTTTGAGAATTGTCTGTTAAATCCATTTTTCATCCCTTCGGATGCTCTATCAATACCTTTATTTAATTTTTCTTTTAATGGTGAAAATGCATTTGATAATGCACCTCCTATTATTGGTATTTTACTTATAAAAGAATCAACACTATCTACCCCAGAACGAAAGTTACTAGCTACGTCATCACTTACATCCGCTACAGCTACCGAAAGTCTAGCAGCTTCTTTCTGACCACTAGCTATACCTTTAATAGCTTCTAATTGGGCTTGATATGCAACTTTTTGCTTTTCATTAACACCATACTCTTTGTTTTTTGATTGACCAATCTGAGTATTAACTCTTGCTATTGCCTTATTTACATCACCAGTCTCTTTTAAATCTGATAATATTTTTTTTGTAATAGTAGCATCATCTTTTAATGTTTTATTTCTTTTATCAGTAGCATCGATAATATCATCCATTGCACGACTCATATCATTAGTCATAGACATAGTAAGACTCTGAAGTGCGTTTAGTTCTTTTTGATTTTTTATTTGTTTATCGCTTGCCATTTATAAAAGATGTATTAATAGTCAAATCCTAAGTATTTTCGTACACTTAATGGAATTGCTTTTTTAATTTCTTCCCTATCACCATTTAATTTTTTTTCAATATTAGCCTTAGCCGTATCAATAGCCGTATCTGCTCTTTTGATTGCTTGTGTTATATTTTTGTCTTTGCTAATACCCTTTTTAACTGCTCTAGTAAACAATTTTGCTAAAAGATTACTTTCAGATAAATGTCTATTATATGATTCTTTAAACAGAACAGCCTCTTTTTTTGTAATTTTCATAAGTATTTCTATTTGTACTCTTATAAATATTAGATATAAAAAAAGTGAAGATTATTTCCTAACCTTCACTTTTGATTGTCTTTGTGATTTCTCTTGAGATTCTTTCTCCTTTTTCTTAGCATCAGCTAATTGCTGATAATAGAAATTTCTAAGGTGAACCGGTAATCTATACACATCCGATTGAATGAATCCATTACCATAGTAACATAATTCAAAAATTTGTGTGTGTAAGATTTTAGAGTAGTTATTCGGAAGGCCAAAAAAACCCTACGCCCATAGGAATCGAGCGTACCTCCTCTTCTCCCGTTAGTGGGTCTGTATATGTAAAGTTCATATCCATATCAGGTTGATTCTCCTTTACGAAGTTTCTGAATGCCCTGGTATCTCTAGCTAAGAACCTATTGTTAATAAAATCTACAACTGATTTAGTATCGGATTCACCATCTACCGATTTAATCATATATCTATATCTAGTTGTTAGTTCCGATGAAGTACCACTCTTATTAAATTTCTTTAATGCCTTAACATCTACATCAATACTCTTTTCATCACCATGTGTCAAATATTTAAATTCAATTAAATTTTTACCCATTGGTGTTGTAAAGTTATATGTGTTTTCTGGATTTAATGTATTTAAATCAACTTCTTTAGTTTTTACAGAAGATAAATCAACTACAACTTTATGTTTGTTCTCTTCAGAATCTAACATTTCAACTATATATTCTTTACCATACCCAAGTAATCTAGTTGCTAACATAATAGCGTTTTTATCACCCAATACAATATCATCTGGATTTATATTCTTATCTACTATAATAGCTTCAAATAATTTATCTAAAACTACACCTTTTTTTATTAAGTTTTGAGATGTTAGTATCTCCTCTTCTCTAGCTGTCATATATTTTATTTCAATTTGACCGGAAGAAAGTGGATTTTCTTTTGGATAACATTTACCTTCAGATGGTAAACTAATTACTTCAGTTGGAAATTCGTGCTTTGCCATAATAAACCTTTATTTGTTCGTATATAAATATATAAAACTTAAAAAAGAGTAAAAAAAAAGGTTCTCACTAAGAGAACCTTTTCTATTATTAAAATATTTATTGTATTTTTAGAATTCTAATATAGCGTAATCGTAAGATAACGTTAATTCGATATCAGCGGCATCATTAGAGGAGAAATCTAAATCATTGAAGTTAGCTGATGCAATGAATGCTCCTTTTAACTTCCATTGTTCGATTTTATCTCCAACAGGACCTAACATATAAAAATCAATATCTTTTTTGTAGAAATCAGCGTAACCTTTTCTACCAGTTAAAGATTCATATCCTAAACGTACCCATTCCATTACCTGTTGTGCACCTGATGGTACAATTGGGTCATATAATGAGATTGTTATATCTTGCCACTCACCCTTACCTTGTAATTTACGATAAGTGTTAATGTGGTCTAACTTCACAGTTTCGAAATTAATTGAAGGTCTAGCCGCAGTTTTTATAAGGTAAGATTGAATTCCATCAATCTCCATTATAAACCTGTTCTTCATCTTCGGTTCGAAGTTGGTGAACATCATTTCGTTAAATTCTAATACTTCTGCCATTTTTTTATTTTTTCTCCTTTTATACTAATAAATATTAGTTATTATTATTTTTAGTTTATGCTGAAAAAGCTGCTCCAGTTGGTAAGATATTGAAATCAATTACAATGAATTCAGCTGTCTTAGCCGGTTGTAAGAATATTTGTCCAGCAAGTATGTTTCTATCAACAACATCAGGTGTGTTGTTAGATTCATCCATTACTACTTTAAATGCGTACAATCCTTGTCTTTGTTGTATTCCTTCTAAGTAAGGTTGTACAGTGTTTATAAATCTACCTCTTGTCTGAGCAGTATTTTGTTCAAATACTAAGAATCTAGATGTAGATGCTACAAACTTCTTAACAGTGATTAGTAATCTTCTTACATTGATTCTATCCAATGCTGATGGTTTAGCTTGTAATGTTTTCTGTCCAAATACAGTTACACCCTGACCAGGGAATGTTGCGATAGGATTCAATCTACCTTCGTAAAGTGCATCTCTCTCAACTCTAGTCAATCTTGTCTTAGCTTCAATTACTGAAGTTAATCCACCTCTATTCAA